AAGATATTTTACCAAACAAATAAAATTTGTTTGACTGCAAAAAATAAAAAACCCCGACGTAGAAACGCCGGGGATAGGTGTCTGTATGCTGTAGGATTTCAAAGATAGTCAGAACTTTGTTTTTTTCAGATCAGCGATCATGTTTTTTATTCCTGCTTTGATCGCTTCCCGGTCCTGATCCGTCCAGGTGATGGGTTTTTTGTTCCCATCTTTGCCCCGCATTTTGTGGTAATAAATTTTAACCCCAGGGGCGTATTTTGGGAAAAACTGTGCAGCTGGGACCAGCTTGAAAAATTCGTCAGTGTTCATGGCGCTAAATTAGTATGATTTCGCATACTAACAAAATTGGCCAGACGTAGAAACGCCCGGCCATCCAAACACTGCACATGAGAACAGGTTATATCCGGACGTATCCGGACGGGTCAATTTTCTTTTTTTGATGTAGTGCCAACAGCTGGCGAACAGAATAACCGAACGTTTTCTGGAAATGCGGGGGATCCGAAAATTTCCAGTCACCGCCCCACTCCCAGCCATAACTTTTGAAAATGGCGACCACCTCCATCCAGTCAGATATTTTATCCCCGTCAAAATCGCTTTTGACGTCCCATACGGCCCGGTCATAATCGCCGTCACCGTCAACGTCATGGATCAGTACAATGTCCACTGCCAGGCCATAATTGTGCCAGCTGTAGCCACCGCGCGCCCTGGTGACTATCTTCCCCGGCTTTGTCCGCCCCTGGGCGTAAATGGCGTCCTGTTCAGCTATGGTTCGAAGGGTGAAGGCGAATCGACAGATCGCGCGGCCAGTTAGGACCTGGCAAATTTCATCGTAGATTTGGCGGGCTTCCTTTCGGACTTTTGGATGTAGTTTTTCGATCCGTTCCAGCGTGATTTTATCCATCCATTTTTGATTTTATGTACAGTTTGATCCCGACGGCCCGAACGGTCCCTTCTACCAGGTTGGCGACTTTCAGCCTGCAGTCCCCGTTAAAATATTTGACCGGCTGATCCTGGGCGATCTGAAAGGCGCGCTGTGTGACCTCCTCCCAGGTCATGGGTTCGGTTTTGTCAACGTCGTTCATGTTGACAGATAGCAAAACGTATTTTCTTTCCTGTGCCTGTTCCATGGATTTATGTTGAATGAGTTTATCGACAGCGCGCCAGATCATTGGGCATTATTTGAATCTAATCACGGCCCACCCGACGTTCGTGATGATCAATAACGCGATCAGGCCGTACATTGTCCAGTCCCTTTCCCGCTTCGCGCTTTTGAATTCCTGCAGCTGTTCATCCCTTTCGGATAGTTGGCCGTTCATGTAGGAAATCTGTCGTTCCATCGTTTGGACCCCTGTGCGGTCAATAATGGTTTTCAGGACCGTATCCGGCAAATGGACCGCGTATTTTTGTTTTGTGATGGCCATCTGGCCGTCAATGAATCCCTGGGCGTATCCGCTCCGCCGGTCGTACACCGTGTCAATAATGGGGACGGGATAGTACACCGAATCCACCCCCCCAGGGATGACGATGGCGATGGTGTCCAGGATGCAGGGATACAAGTCACGAACCACTGGGACCATGGCATCCACCAGGGGACGTTTGGCCTGGACCCTTTCCAGGGCGCGCTGGTCATTTTTTGCGACGCTGCACTGGATAAAGGCAAGGTAGCCCACCAAAATGGCGGCCACCATTGCCATCCGGGAAATCATTGCTTCACCTCCCCGCCGGTGACGTTGTTATCCTTTGCGGCGATCAGGCCCAGGGCCGTCAATACCGACGTGATGGATACGGCCTGATCAGATGTGATCCAGCCCAGATACGCCGCGGCGGCGATCAGTCCAACAGCCACGCCTGACAGGGTGGTTTTCCAGTTTTTAGTGATTACTGTTTTCATTGTTTATCCTGTTTGTTTTGTAAAGTGATTTTGATTTCATTGATCCCGTCCTGCAGTTTGTCCAGCTTTGTGCTGGTTTGTTCATCAGTACGTTCACGGGCGTTCATCCTCATTTCCAATGCCGAAAGACGGACATCAGTATTTTTCCAAAATGTCAGAACGACGCCGATTATTACGATGCTGGCGGTCAACAGTTCGCCCATCGTTATCCCGGCTTTTGCTTTCGGCATTTCCATCCGATGAAATTGTGGGGGTGATCAATTTGATGTAGTGGTTCCAGATGCAGCGGCCTGACGTGCTGCCTGGCGGGCGCCGGCGGCTGTCCTTTCCTGCAGCTTTAGGGCTTTCAGGGTCAATCTTAACGCCGTGTCTGGATGATCGTTTTTCTTTACATACTGATCGTAATCCGCGCCAGTGATGTCGATGTTTCCATTTGCGACGACCACGCCCAGGCTGTCCGAAATTTCATAGTAAACGCGGGCAGTGGTTTTGTAGTCATCAAAAACGCAAACCAGATTAATGTCGGACGCATCAAATTGCTGGCCGTTTTTCCAGATCTTGAATTCCTTAATCGGTTTTTTTTCTCTGACCGGTTGCGCCGGCTTTGTGCTGTCTGTTTGCGCCATCGCCATCATCCCGATGAACAGCGCCATCATCATCATTCCTGTTTTTTTCATTTGTTTGTATTTTGATTTTGTTCTGTGACTTGTTTTGCAATTTTAGCGCGGATCTGCTCTGATGTTTTTGCTGGCAATTCCCCCAAAGCGTCATAAATAACCTGTATTTCTTGCGCTGAAAGATCCAATTTGTAATTTTTCGGCTGTGTGCCGAATCCAAAACAAATGATAATTGCTGTAAAAATTCCGATGCTTTTGATTGTCTGTTTCATGTGTGTATTTGTTTAGTATGTTGCTGCCAAAAGTTTGTATTTAACCCCGTTTATTTCAACCTGTACATATCCAGTTGCTGTGGGTGCTGTCGTTACATATTCACCCAGTTTCCACGGGCGCGCTGTGCCATCTGTAGGCGCCGCTGTTATGACTTCAGCATTTTTTGTTACCCTGAAACTTTTACTTCCATCTGTAAGGTTCAAAAAATTTGAAGATGACCCAGATGCTGTATTTGTAATCAGCATGTATATACCATTGACATTTGCCGTTGTATTCCATGTTGATTGTAAATTCAAAATGTCCCCACCATTATTCCCAGTAAATGTTGAACCTGTTACCGTAATTGGTGAAACGTTAGTTGTATTTGATATGGCTAAAACGGTCGTATCTAAATATAAACCTTTCAAACTTGATGACTGATTATTTACAAAAAATACTGGGCCTTTAACCACTAAACTGGCCGCGTATGTTGAAACGTCCACCATGCCAATAGTGACTTCCTGCGAAAAATATGATCTTCCGGATACTTGTAAAATTTCCCCATTATTTGTGTTACTGGTTGTCCCTATAAGTAATTCCCCGGATGCGCTTATTGTAGCCCTGACTGTGCTATTTGTCGCAAATTGTAAAGGTTTGTCATAACCTGAACCGACGACGGCGGCGTATGATGATGAACCCGTGAAAATGGATCCGCCCGTTGAACTTTCGGCACCGTACAACAGCCAGGCATTTGAACTGTAAATCTGTGCAGCGATGTCGGACGTTCCAGATCTGGCGATGTTATGCCCGATAGAAACGTTTGCAGTTACGTCAATCTTCCCAGTGACGCGGGTGTTCCCGTTGACGTCCAGCTGGTATCCGTTGTCGCCTGGGGATGCACCTATAAATACGCGCCCGTTATTGAAAATTCGCATCCGCTCCGTGTTATTGGTGCCGAAAATCATTGCGCTATTTGCGCGCTGGTATAAATAAGCATCAGCGACACTGGTGCCGCCGAGTAATCCAATATCGAAACCGATAGTATTTGCAGTATTCCGATACAATGTTTGAGCAATCCCGTCCAGTATAAATTGCCCGTTTGTAAACATATTCCCTGCGACATTCAATTTATATGATCCCGGGCTGTTTGTCCCGATGCCGACGTTCCCAGATTGCGTAAATCGCACCCGTTCGGCAGGGCTTCCAGTGTTGGACGTGCTGATCACCAGATCATCGCTGTTCGCAGTTCTGCCGAAAAACATATCTGATGCAGCCACGCCCTGAAAATTGAATCCGGAAAAACGGGTGTTGTCACCTTTGCCGATGTAGTTCAGGCCCGTCGCCGCTGTCAATGCTGTGGCGCCTTGATTGCTTCGATAATTTCCATCGACGATCAAATTTGAATTGCTGTAAATTTCACCGATGACTTGCAGGGCATATCCATAATCTGTGGACGATGTATTTATACCCACTCGTCTGTTGTTAAATACTCTAAAGGCTTCAGCGAATCCAGCGTTTCTGAAAATTGTTGCCCCGTCTGGGTTATCAACGTAAATGTTGTTGTCTGTAAACAGCATGATTTTCGCTGCATCTGTTCCGCCTGTGCTGTTTTTCCATTTTAATTGATTCCCATTTTCAAATATTTGATTGCCGTTGACGTGCAGTTTTGAAACGGGGCTGGTGGTGCCGATTCCGATGTTCCCATAGGGATATGTAATATTTCGATAGCCTATATTATCCCCCGCAAAAATATCGACGCGCCTATTTGATCCCGTTGCGCTGGGGCGTAATTGTGTCAGAAAATACAAGGATCCCAAGGTGGCATCTGTTCCGGCCCTTAATGCTAAATTGCTGTAATTAGCGTCATTTGGCGCGGTGTAATTGTTTACGTTCAGATCCCCGCCGTTGACGTCCAATTTCGCGCCTGGGAAATTTGTACCAATTCCAACATTTCCGCCCTCATTTATTCGCATTTTTATTGATGGCGATGTTGTACCAGTGACCAAACTGATCCCGTTTGTGTAACCTGTTCGCGGGTTTGCCTGTATTATTGTTTCGCCATAGTTATCAAACGGAAACGACCCCCCGACATTGCTGGCATAAATAAAACCTTGCGCGCCTCCGCCGTCGTTATTTAGGGCAAAATCACTGTCGTAGAAAGTTGTCCTGTTTGTTGATGCGGTCCGTAAAACGCCTAATATTCGTTCACTCCCAGGGACTGAAAGTTTTGCCGTTGGGGATGTCGTACCAATCCCTACATTTCCGCTGGTCGTCGCAAAGTTTGCCCCGTTGACGGATCGCATGGTTCCGTTCACGTCGAATTGATACCCGGCGTCGGCGGTTGTATTTAATAATAATCGCCCCTCTGTGGATAGGCTCATTTTTTCAACATGCCCGCCAAAATCAAAATTGGCGTAACCAAATTTCAATGACCCGTTTAGGTCTTGAATGTATGACATGTATTGCGCCGTGTTTGAATTGATTAAAGAAATTGTCGGCCTTGCGTTTGCTGTTGATGTTCGTATTGCTATGCCCCTATAATTGGAAACATTATCAACCATTAATTTATTCCCTGACGCCTGTGCGCTGCCAATAATAATATTTGTACCCTCTTCAAATATTTGTGAATTACCCAGCGTATTCGCCGCTGTCCATTTCGGGATGTAGTTTGTAGTCCCGGATCCGTTTGTTTTTCCTGATCCTAAACTGTCGACAGCTTTCTGTACTCTGGCCCTGGTGGCGATGGCCGCCGTATCGACCAGCAATGACTGGCCGGATTTTGTCAGGCCGTATCCTGCAGCCCGGATGTATGGCGACAGCATGCTGGACGTATCTGAAATGTTCACTTTCAGATTGATCCTATTTGACAGACCCAGGGTGTCAGCTTTTCGCAAATATGGCGTCAGCATGGCGGTGGTATCTGATTTTCGCAGATACGGGGCAATCATTGCCGCGGTGTCACTGATGTTTAATTTCAGATTGATCCGGTTCGACAGAAACAGGGTGTCTGATTCTTTCAGGTACGGCGACAGCATGGATGCAGTGTCACTGATATTCAATTTTGTGGCCAGTGCAGCGTTTACGTTTGATGTCCTGGCGTATGGGGACAGCATGGCTGTAGTGTCTGCCTTTCGAAGGTATGGCGTCAACATTGACGACGTATCCGAAATGTTGACTTTCAACGCCAGGGCCGCGTTGACATTTGACGTCCTGGCATACGGTGATAACATGCTGGCGGTGTCTGAAATATTGACTTTCAAATTTATCCTGTTGGACAGGGTTGCTGTGTCTGCATCCCGCAAATACGGGGACAGCATGCTGGCAGTGTCCGAATATTTTACCGTCGTCGCATTATTCGCCGGGGTGTATCCCAGGGCCTGGGCGATCGTTTTGTTTTTCCACAGGCGGGTCGTGCTGTCGTATGCTATGACCTGATTATTTATACTGTCAGTGATCAGGACGTTGTGCAGTTCCTCCAGTTCGAATCCGTTCTGTACGTTGACAAATATTTCCCCATTATTGGAATTTACCCTGGTGACGACGCCGATGTAAACCATGTGGGCAGGGGCGACGGGTTTGTTCGCTGTTCCGTACAACAGATTTCCGTTTGTACCTAACCAGACCGGATCCCCGGCGGTGGCGCCTATGGTGTTCAGCCCCGAAAGGCGGCCCTGAATGATCACAAAACCCTGTCCATTTGTTGTTAGGTTCTGGTATAACAGGCCCAGCGTTTTGCTGGATGTGGCGTCCGACGTGTTTGATGCTTTTGAAACCAGTACATTCGTGCCATCCGCCCCCGTTACATATACCGCCTGACCTTTGTTTATGGATTGTGTGGCTTTCACTGTTTCCCTGACGTCGGTGGTGTAATTGTCGATCCATGCGACATCATAATTTGTGGCGCTGTTTTTCGCCAGGATCTGGCCGGTGGTTCCGCCTATGGGCAAACCAGCGACAGCCTTTGCATACGGGGCCAGCATGGCCGCTGTATCTGATATGTTCAGTTTTGTGTTTATTCGATTCGACAGGGTGACCGTATCCCCTTTCCTGAAATACGGGGACAACATGGCGGACGTATCCGATTTCCTCAAATATGGCAGCAACATGGACGCCGTATCTGAAATCCTGACCCGTAGGGCCACCAGTGCAGAAACGGAATCATCGCCCTTTTGACGCCAGGCCCTGGTTGACATTATGACCGTATCGACCGCGGCGTTTGCCCCGATTTTTTCCCATTTCACGCCAGTCCTGACATACAGGGAATCATTTAGGACCACCAGGGACCCAGGTAATTTGTTCTGGACCGTATCCGCGGGCATAACTATGGCAGCTTTCGCCTTCAGCCTGTTATATGTGAACCCGTACCCGTTGACCATAGTATATCTGGTCGTATCATTTTGACCGATGGCGGCCAGGGTGAACGACAAAACAGTAAACAGGGCGATCAGTTTTTTCATGCAGTTATCAATTTATTGTAAAGTATGGACAGCGTTTGTCCAAAATCCGCGTATGTATTATTCGTCAGCGTCAGGACGCCCAGGGCCTTATTCCAGACATACTGTGCGCCTACCTGGCCCTCCGGAATCAGGGGTTTTATTTCCAGTTCAATCTGGATGATGTCGGATCCTGCCAGGCTGTTGCCATTGATGTCCAGGGGCGTGATCACGGTGGTCCCGTCCGCGCCGCTGGTCCAGGTTGTATTTAGCGTCACAATGTAGGAATCAGGCCCGCCGCCGCCGGGCTGGTATGGTGTGGATGGTTGGTTTGGGATGTTGGTAATGGGTCCACGTTCGACGACGTAATAAACGTTCCCCAGGCCGGCCATGTCTGTCGAATAATAGGTTTTCGATGCTGCAAATGCGGCGTTCTGCACCTGATCCACTACCAGGGAATCATCCCAGACAAATGGCTGGCGACTACTGACCGGTTCATTCAGGCCCTGGATCCCGTTGTCCTGCATTAATTTGTACAGATAGTCCAGGGATCCATACGTCTGTAAACAAACGTCATATATTGACTGTCCAGCGATGGCGTTAAATGTTCGCATTTGGTACGGCGTTTGGATTAACAGTAATTTGACCGCCCGCACTGACGGAAACCTGGGGGTTCGTGACCTTATATCCGTCGGATGTCAGCTCGATCTGGATGGACCGTTTCAGGGCCTGTTCCTGCCCCGCGCTGTTCAGGTATGCAAATACCCCGACGCCATCAGCTGGGGTTTCTTTCCACCAGCCAGGAAAGGCGTTGATCGTGTCAGCGATGTGCTGGGTGTCACTTTCCGCAATGGCCAGATCCCCGCCCGTGATATATATGTCATTGTCCTGTAGTGCGAAATCCTGGTTCATCCCTGTTCGATTTTCTCATTTTCAATGTCTTTCCGCTGGGTGGGTGTCAATGTCCCGGAAACCTGTGTGGGGGTCGGTCCTGATGATCCTGGCCCAGTGGTGACGCCGCTGTGGACATGGGCATTATATGCCGTGATCAGGGCGTTCACTTTGTTTTCCAGGGCGTTTAGCTTTTGCGTCAATTCGATCACCTTCACCAGGCCACCCATGGCCCCGTCGTTCAGCGTCGTTTTCCCATCCTGCAGGGTGATCCGTGTTTCAGCGATTTCCAGGATCATCCCGTCATCATCAATTTGAACGCTGGCGTCATTTTCCCCGGCGGTCAAAACGATTTTTGACAGTCCGCTAAATAACAAAACAAACGGCTGGTTGAACGTGCTGTACGCTATAATGACCGTTGAATCAATTTGCGGAATCATCATCATCCCATCATCGACAGACGCCATCAGCTGGACGTTTTCAATCGTCACAGCGCCCTGTGATGATATGCTGGTGACCGTGCATGTCCGTTTCGGTTCATCCACAGCGTCAACAGTGGCCGACAACAGGCGTACATTGTCCGACAGCTGGGTTCCGGTCATCCGCTGGACCGCTTCGATGATCTGCCTATTTCCTGCCATCAGTTTATTGGTTTTCCGTTTGCGTCCAGCCTGGTGACTAAATAATCCAGTTCAATTTCCTGGCGTAATCCATCCACCCCGCCGGTGTACGTCACCCCCTTTACTTTATACCGCCCGTTCCGTTCAGGTAGGATCGTATCCAGGATGTCAACATTATCCCCGTGCTTTACATACGGGATGCCGAACGTCGTGAATTTACCCTTCAGGCCAGTGTAATAATATTTCCTCAATTCGTTTTCTGCCAGCTTCGCCAGCTGGTCAGTGGTGGTCGCCCCCAGGAAATGAAGGGTCCGCCTTTCGCCTCCAGTGTTTGGGGGCAGTGGTTTTCCCTTTCCGCCTACAATGATTTCCGGGGCGTCAGATGCGTTCCTGAATGTAACCAGGACCTCCAGGCGGACCTTTTTTGTTTTCGCCTGGCCGTCTTTCGTTTTCTTTCCAGTGCTTTCCTCTATGGTATTTGTGGCCACGGCGGACAGGACCTGATCATCCCGGCGTTTATACTCCAGGGCATCTGAAATGATGTTTTGCTGAAATTTGAAAACCTTTTGCCCAGCGTCAACAGCTTCCTGTTCGATGTATTTGAATGATCCGCACCGTAGTTCAGATCCGCGGAAATAGCTTTCAAAATGGAAATCCTTTCGCAGGCGCGCCAGGACTTCAGCGATCGTTTCATTTTGTGTGATGAAATCCCCCATCTGGGTGGATTCATTTTTGTTTACAGTGAATGACAGGCCGGCGTTTTTTATCATTTCCTCCAGCATGGTTTGAACGGTGTATTTTGACCCAGAAAAAAACCCGTTTGCACCGCCAGACGCCTGATATTTTTTCAGGGCGTACATGTTGTCCTGAATTTCCAGGATGAAAGGTTTTTTGGATGTCACGCCGGATATGTACCCATCAAAAATGTCCTGCAGGGGGCTGATCTCATTTCCCCGGCTGTCAAAACGTGCATATCCCCATTGAATGGCCACTTTGTCCCCCAGCAAAAATGTCGGGACCGTTTCGGAAAATCCGCCCAGGTTCACGTTGGTTCCGCCCAGTGGATAACGTCGCCCGCTTTTGTCACTGACATAAACGTTTTTTGGCAGCGTGATCGTCCCGGCGTCCGTCAGATTTTGCCAGGTGCTGGTGAATTCAAAGGCGTGACAAAATTTGTAAACGATCACGCCGTTCCTGCCTGGGAAATCCCTGGTCGGTTGCTGGGTGAACGTTATCTGGGTGATTACTCTGTACATTTTTACTGAATCTGTAGTTCCAGGGGTTCGTCACTGATGGCATTGATGCTGAAATCCTGGCGGCTGATCCCGCCGGCGTTTTGGGGCATGCTGTAATCTGTCACGACGATATTGTAAATCCCCATTCCGTTCAGGAATCTGGAAACCACAGGAATGGAAACAGGGGCTTCCGCCATTCGCTGGACCGCCAGGGCTTCCGCTTCCGGATATTGCCCGTTTTGCCCCGTGATGATTCCGTTTATCGAAACCTGAAAATCATCTTTTGAAATATATTCTTTGACCGTCCCGTTCCGCCCCTGGATCTGGGTTTTGACGATAATGGTGGGCCGGCTGACCGTGCAAAGGACAGTTTCAACGCGGACCTGATCAGTGGTGACCTGTCGGTTCTGGGTAAAATCGGTGTACGTCACTGACTGAAATGTCAGGTCGATGACCACAGGCGTCCCCAGGGCTGATTTGTACAGTTCCGGATCCCGGTCGTCTGCCTGGTTGATCTTCCCGTCGTATGGGTTGTCACGGACCGACAGCGGGCGGATCCCGGCCAGGTTGTACGTCCTGATCAGGGTGGTCAGCGGGACGGCGGCGATAACATACGGGCGATCTGGTTGAAATATCATTGTCCTGCGATTAACTGTGAATCATTTGTGGCGCTGACCAGGGCCTGAGCCACCATTTCCCGAACCTTTGCGGCCCCTTCCGTGACGTTTGTGGTTTGTATCTTGAAATCCTTAATCAGGGATCCGATGGTCACGTTTATGGTCACCGCTTTAGCTGCCTGGGCGCCTTTCGTTTCAGCTTTGACCGGGGCGATGGCTGGCGTCGTTTTAGTCCCGCCGGCTGTGGGTCCAGCTACATTTTTCGGGGCGGCGACCGTCTTTTTTGCCTGGTCAGACGCAAAATCTTTCATCCCTTCATCATACCCGGTTTTGAATCCATCCGCCAGCTTTCGGCCAGCGTTGACCATGACGTCAGCGGACTGTTTGAAACCTTCGATGACCATGGCGCCGTCCAGGGTGAAAACCCCTTTGATGACCTTCCAGACGCCTTCAAACGCATCGACTACCAGGGCGGCCCAGGCTTTGATCACGCCCCAGACGCCCCACAGGACCGCGCGGAACGTCCCGAATTGATTGTAAGCATATACCACGCCGGCGGTCAATGCCCCCAGGGCGACAATGACGATGCCGATGGGGTTTGCGGTCATGGCCGCGTTCAGTGCATACTGGGCCGCTGCCATCAGTTTCGTGAATATGCTGGCCGTTCCATACGCTGTTCCCAGGGTGTACATGGCCGCGATCTGGACGTATGTCACAGCTGTCTGGATTCCCTGGATGGCGACGCCTGCCAGCAATGACGCCCGATAAATGGCATAGGCTCCAGCCACCACGCCCAGGCCGATGGCCACGGCTTTGATGGCGTCAGCATTTCGGACCGTCCAGTCCCAGGCTGATCGCATGACATCAATAAACGATGAAACCCCTGACAATATCGCCGCAAACGCCGGGGTCAGATCACGCCCGATTTTTTCCTGTAGCATGAAAATTTGATTCTGTGAACGGGCGAATTCAGCGTTCAGGCTGGTCATGGCCGCGGGCAGCCCGCCGCTGACCTCTGTTCGCAGCTGGTTGGCAAATTTGGGCAGAAAATCGGTTGCGATCAGTTCCCCCTTTACCAGCATGTCATCCAGTTTTTGTGTGGTCACTCCCATGGCGCGGGCAGCTACCTGAAAGGCTCCAGGCATACGTTCACCCAGCTGGCCGCGTAGTTCCTCCGCGGAAACTTTTCCTTTGCTGATCATTTGGGATACAGCCATTAAAGCCCCCTCTGTCTGTTCAGCTGACAGGCCGAAAACCGCTGACGCTTCGCTCATGCTCTCAAATATCGTCCGAACCGACTGACCCTCCAGTTCTGTTCCCTTTGCAGCGGCTCCGATAGTTTTGTACCCCTGGGCCGCGCTCTGCAGATTCAGGCCCAGTTTGTTCGAAAATTCAGTCAAATATTCAAATGTTTCCTGGCCTTGACCGCCGGAAATCATATCCAGTCCGATTTTCAATGATCCTACCTCGCGCGTCACATCAAATACGCTTTTGCCAAAGGCAATAATTCCCGCCGTTCCAAAGGCGATGCCGATGGCGCTGCCCAGGTTGCTGGCTGTTGTTTGCGCGCTTCGCATCTTTGTTTCAAACTTGCTCACTTCCTTATCAGCGACCTGGATTTTCCCGGTCAATAGATCTTTCAGCGTCAGCGTATAGACAACAGTTTCCGACATGTCAGTTCCATTTTATTTGATGCACCAGGCCCAGGTAATATTTCACCCGGCCCCATAATTTCCAGAAATCATCATCCGTCAGTTCATCCGGGTCAATACGCAAACAGCAGTGGATCAACGCGGAAATCCGGGTTTCATCACTGCTGTCATCATCGACCTGGTAACGGTCGATTATTTTTTTTTATCGCCATGGTTCACCGCAAATGAAATCATTTCACTGACAGCGTAAACCGCGCCCATGTAATATGGGTCATCTTCTGACCGTTCTGATGTTATCCGCGGATCGCTGTAATCTTTCAGGATGATGGCGTCCAGGGCCTGGGAACAGGCGGAATAGAATCCCATCGCGTATTTATCCATCACCGCCAATTTGACGGCCCGGCTGGGTTCCTTGATGAATCCCACTACAGGGTCATCGTTTTGATTGACGGAAAAAATCAGCGGGTGAACTTTTATTTTCAATTCATCCGAAAGGGCTTGCGCCCTGGCTTCCGCCTCCAGTTTGGCGGCGTTCAATCGTGTGTCCATGTGTTCAGTGGTTTTGTTTGGAAATTATGGCAGCCATCCGGAATATCCGAACAGCTGCCATAGGGATCAAAGGACGTGCGTGATGCCGGCGATGATCAGCGGAATTTTGATCAGGATTTTCGAATCCCCCTGTTTTGCAGAAAAAGGATCTTCCATGAATTCGCATGCTTCCAGGTTATCCTGGCGGAACGTCAGACTGGAATCACCGAACAGGACCTGGATGGGGAACGGCTTGATCAACAGCGGATCCTTTGAAGGGGCCGCCTGAATGATCCGGCGCCATTCGTCCAGAAACAGCGTTATATCCGCCTCATATTCAATCATCCCATAACCACGGGAAACGGGTTCGTTTCCGGCGCCATAGTTGTTTTCTTTGTTTTGCTTCCGGGTGTAATTGATTTCCGTGATTCCGACGACCGGAACGCCGAACAGATTGAACTTAATGTTCGACCAGGAATAATTCACGCCGTTTATCAGCGGTGTAGCCATTTTTCAAATTTTATACGGTGACGTTGTAACCGATATTTACCACAATGTTTCGACCTGTCGCGATCTGTACCAGGGTGACGTTGATCGTCAGGATTCCCGTTGACAGAACGTTTTGCTGGGTGTTCACAGATACGGCGAAACCAGACAGTTCCCCATTTCGGACCATTTCGAACAGGGGGCCTTCAGCCAGTCCCTGGAAATATGCCACAGCTTCATCCGACAGCGTACCGTCAGCGTTTAGCGTGATGGGGGAATTCAGGGCAGGCAGAACCGAAATGTAAATGACGCGGGTGGCCTTTTGCATTGTCCTGTTATCCGTGATATAGGCGTAATCCGAATTCAGGGCGATGCTGGTGGGGTTTTCGTTAAAATACGACCCCGCAATACCCACGAATTTCCGCAGGAACAGATACCGACGATCCTGCAGGACTGACAAAAGGCTGTCAGTTACGCTGGAATGGGAAAACAGGACGCCGTTTGCAAATGCCAGGACATCACATTCGGTTCCGTTGCTGATGTTGAACTGGGCCACCCAGGCAATGGAATGGGATACCTTCGCCCGTGCGACCGCTCCCAGGGCAGCGCCCAGGGTGGTCACCGACTTTCCGGTGGAATAGAACAGGCTCGCGCCGGTGGCGCCTCCATCCTGGGAAATTACCGCTGTGCAATAATTCGCCGTCAGGGTGGACAGATCTGTCAGGGTGGAAACGTCAGCTGTGCCGCTGATGTCCGCGCCGTAAAGGGCTATGATCTCTTTATGGGCGGTGACGTTGGCCGCGCAAACATTGTGAATGGCGGTGATGTCCGCGCTTGCAAATGCCGCGCTGTCCTTGAAAATACCGATCTGCCTGATCTTGCCGGTGGCAAACGATTGGACAGTGGTGATTTCCGTAAACGTGTACGGCGAAGGGACCGCAAAAATCCCGACGAACAGGTTCCCCTGGGGTTGCAGGCGGAAATATTCGCTGATATGGTAGTGCCACACAGCATATTTGGACGCGACGCCCCCAGTGAACTGGGTGATCGTTCCTGCCAGGGTTGCCCCAGCGCTGTATGTTGCGGTCAGCGGGGACCCAGTATTTAGAAAAATACCCATCCCCGCGCGGGCCGTGATTGTCACGGTGGCGGAATTCACGCTGGCGGTGTATCCGTGTGTATTTGTTCCTGAATTGATGACAGCGGCGATGCTGGTGGCAACATTTGCCACCGTGCTGTCCGCTGAAACCTTTGTGTAAACGCCCAGGGATACCGTGCGACCCAGATATTCAGCCACTTTGAGTTCAACGGTGTCCCCGTTGGCCCCGGCGGCTGTGACCAGGTATGACGCGGCGGCCTTTGTTTCATCGGAAAAGGTTCCGACGATGCCGGCGGCCTCTGCATCTGCCAGGCTGAAAAACTGTTTGATCCGGTTCGATACGCTGAATCCAGACGGAAGGTTCCCGCTGGTGTAGAATATCAGGCCCGAAATATGATCTTCACCGGGCAGCGGACGGCCCAGGCCGCCCTGTCCCAGATTGAATGTTATGTTATTTAATGCCATTAGGCGGGGGTTTTTATCCGTTCAGAATCTGTTCACGGCTGTGCGGCGTGAATCCAGGTTTTTCAGCAAAAAACCAGTTCCCATTATCATCCATCCATACACAGTTGATATGCGGATATTTGATCAGCGTTGATTTCAGTTCATCGCTTATTTCAGGCCCGTCAGTGAATGGCAGTGCATCATTGACGTCATCCTGGGGGATCTGTTCAGCTTGCTTTTTTGGGCGTCCCATGGTGTTCAGTGTTTGTTTGGTTAAAGGACCACGCGGCTTTGTTCGACCCATTTGGTCCCATTAAATCGGAACGTTATGATCGCGTTCAATCCGCTGGAAAGGGTGGCAGTTCCCGCGCTGACCCAGTTGGTCCCGGTGAACTTTATCAGGTCGCCGCTGGTGCCAGTGATCTGCAGGGTGATCTGGTCGCCGTAGTAACTGTTTGTCACTGTCGGGGACTTAAAGGTCAGGGAATCCAGGGCGGCCACTTTGTAAATGGTTTCCCAGGCATTTGGGGCGATGGTCACGCTGTCTGCACCAGCTGCATCCGTTACGCTGACCAGCTTGAAGGTCAAAACGCGGCCAGTGTTATCGGTGTTTTTTGCAGTTCCAAAACGGGGGGATGTGCTTTGTGCATTCACTACTGACATCGTGAAAATAAAGGCGAATAATGCGATCAGATTTTTCATGTCTGTATTTATTTAAGGGGCGACCGTTTCAGATCGCCCCGGTTTTAGGTTTTGTTTAGCTGTTGAAATAATCGGACGTCAGGGTGGTGTACAGGAATACCTGGTCGCTGAATCCGTACTGGACGTCAAATTTCATCAATCCCTTCAGGAAAAACAGTTCACTGTTGTTTTGCAAACGCATCAGCTGCAAATTGTTGTCCTCTGTTGAGTTCATACCGACGTACAGGTTTGAACTGGTGTCAGGCAGGCCCTCGCAAAAAAGGATGGTGTCATCAGGGAAACCAGCCAAAGGAACGATTTCGTAGCCTTTCCATGGTTTGATCCCGGCGTCCATGGTGTTCAAACCTTTGAACGTCGTACCCTGTACCAGGGCAGTTTGATAAAGCTGTTCAGTTTCGATGGACATGAAAAACTTCATCCGCTTGTATCTGTTCGGACTGGCCAACAGCGCTTTTTTGTTGATGGCCACGGACTGGATCAACAGATCCAATTTGTCCAGGATGTTGGATGTCGTCAGTGCGACGGGGTTGGCAATGAAACGAACGTCGCTGTCATTGACCATTTTTTTCATGAATCCATCCATGAACATTAACTGACCTTTGCCGCTGTCACCAGGGGTGGCGTTATACGTTTTGGATCCCATCCAAAATTCGGTTTCAATGACCTCAAATGTCCTGTTCAGGGCAATTTGCATCATGTAGTTTTCCGCGGTCAATGGGAGTTCACGCGCCAACAGGGTCGGGGACAGCTGTTCTGCCAGCCAGTGTTCCTCAAAATCGCGCGGGTTAAATTCGGTGTAGAACATGTGATCATCAGGAAACAAACTGCGTCCGTCGATCGTGAATTTCCCGTTTGTGGCGTTGGATGTCGGGGTTGCCTGGCGGGGCTGCAAAGGGTTGGACAGGTCGATCCGTCCAATGGTGTGCTTTTTCTTAATACCGTCTTTTACATAGACAGCGCCCTTTTGGATGGTATCCATGCCGAAGGTCGCAGGCAGCCAGAAATAACTGGCGAACGTACCGGCGTACTGTGTATCGTTTATGATCAATGACATAAAACTGTGATTTTACTGGGTTTGATTGATTATTTCTGTTTCAGGTTGTTCATCACCCGCGCCATCAAATGGCCGGCGGTCGTGCTGACTTCATTTTTGTTTTGCGGATCCACCTGGATGGTTACCGCTGCTTTGTTCAGGGGCAGGGATTCCAGCATGGTTTTCACGCCATCCATGTCGTCTTTTGCCTTTGCGGTCCAGGCCGAAATCGTGACATCATCATTTTTGATGCGTCCCTGGGCGGCGTAACCTTTGACCATGTTGGTGGCATCTGCCAGGGCTTTAGCTTCCTGGGCGGCGTTCCTTTCGCTTTCCAGTTCGGTCAGTTTGTCCTGGGCGGCCTGCAGATCTTCAGCGGCTTTCCGGGCAGCTGTTTCGCGGGCAGCTATGTCGTCTTTCAGGGTTTGGATCGTTTGATCCCTTTCAGTCAGCTGGTTTTGTACGGATTCAATGGCCGCGACTATGCTGGCCTCCGCGGCGTCGTCCTGCAAACCCAGCTTGTTTGTCACCAGTTTCATTTTTTTCGGTGGGGTTTTGTTATCGAAATATTGATTCAAAATTTTGCTGGATGCTTTCCAGTATGCTGTCGGGCTGTCTGCCAGGGCTTTCCTGGGGGCGTTCAGGCCGGCTGTCGATTCCACTTCATCGCACAGGTTCATTGTCCTGGCTTCATCTGCATTGATGAACGTTGTCCGCTCCATCATCACGGCGACAGCCTGGGCGTCCATCCCTGATTTCTGGGAAATGATTTTGTTCAGGCTTTCTTTCATGGACGACAAAACGCCGCTGGATTGATCCGCGCTGTCCGCGCTGTAGGGATTGTGGTACATTAAGATCCCATAATCAGCCATGATCCGCCGGCGGCCACATTGAAAAATCACGCCGGCCATACTGGCAGCAATTCCCGCGCAATATGTATCGACTTTTGTTTTCGTCTTTAGGATGGCATTACAAATGTTGTACCCATCGACGACGGACCCGCCTATGGAATTGATCCATACCTGGATCCGTTTTTTACCCATACCGTCCAGCGTCATCAATTCAGCGGCGAACCTGCTGCCATCAATGCCGTACCCGTTGGATTCGTCAAACCCGCCTATGTGCTTATCCAGCATCATTATGGGTTCCTCTGATTCCGGGTTCCTGCAATATTCCATGTATGTTTTGTCAACGTATGCCATAGATCGCCTGTAAATTACTGACCCGTCAAAATGTGGCCGTTTTTATACGCCACAAAATTGGATCCTGGTTGTCAATAGTGGTTTTTACCGTGTCGTAAAATTCTGTCATGTTCGTGTTTGGGCATGCGATCAAAAAATTCCTTTAGCGCCTGGGTGACGACCTCCGATTTCCTCATTTCATTTGCCGCGGCGTATGCCACCGTCAAATTGTGATATTTCGGGGGTGGATAACTGTGAACCCGTCTTTTTAGCGCTTCCTTTGTGGATTGATAGGTTTTTCGGTTGCCCATATTTGGTTTGAAAGTTTAACATGTATTTCCCGTCGGAACGCCTACCTCCCCATTTCCAAAATCCAGATAATAAATGGTCCCGGCGTTATTTTTGACGTACCCGTATCCGGTTAAACGTGTGGTCAGTTGCGGATTCGTATAAATTACCACCCCGACCCCAATATTCGAATAGATTCCACTGATGAAATACAGGTTCGGGCTTTCGCCACAGATCTGATTTTCAACGGTGGAAACGGCCACCTGGATGACCGTGTACCCACCAGATGGACCAGCCCCAGACAGGGCGTTCACATATCTTTTGATCATTTTACAGGGCCTGTTTTAGTGTGTATGAAACCTCATGCACCCCTGTAGCGTTCAATCCCGCGTACAGGAAATAAATCACGTTAGTATTGCTGGCGACGTTTGCCAGGTTTCCGCCATCCTGCAGGACGACGCCATCCACGGGCTGATTGATCGTCAGGGTCCGACCGGCTCCGAATATCCATTTCATTCGAACGACAGCCCCAGGGATGGCATTTGTGAAATCAAATGACAGGGCCGCGTTTACTGGGGCATCCGCAAAAAATACGGACTGGTCCTGATCAAATTTGACCGTAAACGTCGAAGGTAGGGACGCGATCTGCACATTTTTCAGGGGCAGCTGGGTGTTGACCATGTTTCCAAAATCGAACAGGCCGGATCCACTGGCGGCGTTTGTGAAAACGATCTTTCGGATTTCATGAACGTTCCGCTGGACGCCATCCGTAAAGGTCACCGGGTCAGCGTTTGTTTGATAATAGGACGTCTGGACGTTTGCAACAGCTGCCTGGCTGACGTTCAGGTTGAAGGCGTCCACCAGGTAAACTTCCCCGGCGAAATAAACGGCCCCGGCTGTGACGTTCATGACGCTGGTGGATCCTGTGTTCAATACCCCGAACAGGATGTATGCCCTGGTATTATCAATGTCCCGCCCGATCAGGTTGCGCGCAATGGCGTTCAGGGCTTCCTGGTATGCCAGTTGTACATGATCCAGCGTTCCGCCCTTCACGGGCATCCCTGTACTGTTGGTGATGTTTGCAGTCGATAGTTTACGCATGTCAGTATGTTGTTATGTTGTAGGTGATGCCGGCGGGGACGTAACGGTCCACAAAGGCGCGAAATATTTTTTCATTATTGATCAGGGACGGATCCAGTGCATTGAAAACGGCGACCGGGCAGTAAATTGTAAAATTGAACTGGACTGAATATGTGAACTGATTGATGACATATTCCACGGATCCAGACGAATAAACGACTGAACTGCCTGTTTCCACGGCGGTGGATCTGAAAACGGGGATGGGGACGCCGTTGGTGCTGATGTAAATGTCCGACGTGTTTGGGGGCTGCCTGAAAACAGTTCCGAACCATGTGTTCATCGCATATTCCAGCGTCAGTTTGTTCCCATTGTACAGGATCCGTTCCGACATGCCGATAAAATTGAACTGGATGACCCGCCAGGTGGCCACGGTCGTCGGGACGTCTGTATTATTGTTAACCAGGCTTTCATACACGATTTTATTGTATTTGACCTGATCGTATTTATTATATGGCGACGTATTGACCCACTGGGGGGCGGTGGATCCGGTCCTGAATGATCCAAAATACAGATCCCGCAAATACTGCAGGGGCGACAGCAATATTTTCACCCAGGCGACCGAACGGGTGAATCGTTTGTCTGGGGGCAGCATTTGCGCTGCAAATTTTGCATAATCTATGTCGTAAATCGTGTTCGGCATATCATTCAGCTATGAACGTCAGTGAATCATTCAGGGTGTTCCCAGTGGTCGTTTCCCCGACCATATACCCGGCCACCGTTCCCCACAGGCGGGAAATGGTTTGCTGGTTCTGTACCAGATAGGAACCTGATGCAAAGGCTGTCCCATTTGCGCGCGCGCGAACGTTGACCAGGACCACATCCGTGACCCCTTCGACCGCTGTAATTGCATCCTCCAGGTCCGTGATTTTTACCTGTCCATTGAAAGGGATGGCCGCCAGGAAATTTTCTATGGCTGCAATGACGTCCGCTTTTATTACCGCGCTGTACTGGCCCTGATAGTAAACGTTTGCCTGGACGTACAGTTTATCGGATGCCTGGCTGATCACGTTGTACACTACCCCGGCGACGCCTATCTGGGTGACATAGGACTGCAGGGCGGACAGCTGGGGACTGGACAGCGCTGCAGGGGGTTCCCCGGTGGCCACCTTAATGATGACGCTGTTTGACAGGTTTGTGGTCACGCTGCACCTGGTAATGATCTGCAGTGTTTCGTCAATGACAGGATATGCCGGGGCAAAATTGATCAGCTGAACCACCTGGGGCGTCGTCGCGCTGTACTGAAATTTGAAAATCTGATCCTGCAGCCAGGCGGGGGTTGCAGGGGCAGCGGCGGCGGCCACGGCTTCCACGTCCGCGGTGAAAATATCCATCAGCTGTTCCAGGGCATTGATCCCGACGGCGACGACATAGGTGAACAGACGATAAACGGCCCGTTTACTGGTGGATGTCAACAGCGGGGACAGTACGCTGTCCGCGGCGATGTTGTCCAACATTTGCTGTTGAATTTCGGAAATCTGTCTGGCCATTATTGCGGGATTTTGTAGGGTTGATCAATCATTAAAAATCGCGGGCTGTCGCCATAATCGCCCACAATGTTCACGCCCGTCGGGGGCTGTTTGTCAATATAGATACCACGTCCGTCATCGTATGGGCTGGCTTTGCTGTCCATAAAGGTGCATGAAAAATTGATGATGTAGTGATAAACGTTGTCATGATCATAGTCAGCCTGTTCCTGTTCTGCCACCAGCATGGTGCAGGCGGTGGGGGTGTACTGGGACAGGGCAGCAATGACCTGATCCCGTAAATCGTAAATGACCAGATCCTGTTCGAACGTCCCGTCCTGGTTGTAATATTCATGGACCAGATGGATGGCCCACACCAGGCGCGCTGATCGTAAATTTTTGCCGGTTTCCTCAAATGGCAGGGGACCGACAATTTCCACAAAGGCGGCGGGCTTTGGATATATGTACGTTTCCCCGTCTTTTTCACGTTCGACTTGGTTGTTCCATACCCTGGAATAAATGCCCACCGTCTGGCCGTCCTGGTTGGTGACCTGGATCAGGGACAGTTTTGTCAGGATGTCCTGTAAAGGTTGTTTTAGGCCAGCCATATTTTGTTTATTTCTCTGTCGATCAGTTTTAACTGTAATTTTCGAAGGTTTGCGCTGTCCCCCATAAATCGCCGCCGGGGCATTTTCATGGTGTGGGCTTTTACGTTCGCCTCCCCTGTCCGCTCAAATACAGGCGTACTTTTTAACCTCCGGGGCTTTTTTCGTGCCAGCCCTATAAATTCAGGCGTTGATCCCCTTTTGAAAATTGATCTGGTATGGGCGCGCCTGGTGCCATTGTATCCGTCATTATGGACGGCGGCGTATGGCAGGGCGACGACCAGCTGGATCCTGTCAAATGATTCAAACCTGATGGATCTGTTCACCGCCCGGCGAAGGTTTCCGGATTTCACCAGGATGGCGCGGCCCTGGGATTTTGGCCCGGTGTCCTTTCGTTTGTCCCATTTTACCACGCTTTTGTCATCCCATCCCTGTTTTTCCCAGGATTTCACAAAAAAGGTTTGCGCCTGGTTCGACAACAGGACGGGCAGCGTCTTTTTTAGGCGCTCCATGTTTTGCAAAACCTGATCCAGGCGGAATTTATTCATTTTTTCATCGTTAAAAGGTAGGCCGTCTGTCTGGCCGCGCCACTCAATTCATCCAGTATATTCTGCAGGGCCGTATCCGGGGCGATGCTTCGCAGGTTTTGGCTGTCCAATATGGCGACGATGGACTGGATCCATGGCGTCATCCGTCCGGGTTCGTATGCCACCGCGCGGACCGTGCTGTCCCCTTTAGGGCGCCCGTAAATTCCAGCGTATGTTTCCACGAATTTATCCGCCAGGTCGTTCCAGGTCCCGTAAAATTCGCCCAGGGCTTCATGTTCGGCAAATGATTCCGTCTGCCAGTGATAACGACGGGCCTGAATTGTGATTTCATCAAATATTCGCGTCAGATCTTCGATGTTCATTTTCCTTTTTTTATGGGGGTGAATACAATTTTATTTCCCTGTTCGGGCAATGGTTTTTTGTGCATGTTGTCGCCGTGCATGATTTCATCTGGGATGCCATCAGGAAACGCATCACAGGCATCAATGCCCCAAAAATGTTGGCATTTCAGGCAGATGTCGTTATCAATGATCGTTTTAATTTGTTCGGGCATATTCTTTCAATTTGTCAAAATAGTTTCTGATTAATGGGACCATGTTTTCCGGTTCCCGATAGTACATGACCAGGGATTCCGCGAAAACTTCATCATAATTCGACGCGCCATATTTACTGATCGTGTACAGATCGTCCGCGGTCAGGTTTGCATAAATTGACAGCCATTCTTTCCGCATTTCCTCGGTTTTGGCTTTCAATGTCCCCAGCCTGGTCCCTGGGGTGGCATCCCTGAACCTTTTTTGAATCAGGGAACGATTGATCAGGCCCAGTAATTGATCCTCTAAAACATGACCCGCTTCATGGATAAAAAGATCCTCCACTATATCCGCCTCCTTTAGGTGAACCGTCCATCTTTTGTAATTGATCACTTTTTTCCATTGCTCCAGCTGCTTAATGTAGAATTTTTGAACGTCTGGACGATTGATGTTTTTTTCAATGTTCAGCTGGGTTTCTTTCATTCGTTCCAGGTTCCTGGACTGATAATTTAGGACCCCGCTTTCAAATTGCGCTTTTACCTCCGTCGGGGTGGTTGCTGATTTTTTGAACGAAATCATTTTCCCGTTTGCGGCCCCCAGGGATTTCGCGCCGCCTTTTATTTCCTGCAGGGGCTGGATCTGGAAATCATCAAAAATCATTTTCAGGGTCCGGTTGATATTGTTGGCATTTTCCAGGCTGATCCCGGAATATTTTACAGATACAGAAATGCCATTATCCATGGCCCATTTTTCGGCCTCCTTAATATTTTTGGCCGGCTTAAATCCCCCAGGGGCCGGGGCTTCAATTTTAGCCTGGCTGGGCGGGTCCGCTTTCGGGATGGGCAGATCAAAATTCCGCATCGCCAGCCCCCTGTCCCTGGGCGCGATGTCAAAATACGGGTGATCCTTGCTGAAAACGTACCCAGATTGACCAGGGTTCATTTTGAACAGGTCGTCCATCTGGGTTTCGGCTTCAGTCACTTTTTCCATCTTCGCGTCCATCCCCGTCGGGACCCCCTCGGACAGCTGCAGCAACAGGCACCGACAGTTAAAATGATTCAGCGGGGCAATTTTTTTCCATATCGGATCATTCACCGGGGCAATGATTCCATCCAAATGCCTGCAGATGTCAGACGTTCGTTTGTCCATGACAGCGGAATATTCCAACAGGGGCAGGATGTCAGCATTTTTTTCAATGTCCAGCCATTTCCTGGCGTTCTGTGCCTGTCCTATGGCGGTGTCATATTCCGTCCGCAACCAGGTTTTATTAAACAGGTCATACGTCTGTTCGGCCTTTTCGCGGAATTGTTTGAATGGTACTATCGTTCCATCGTCACTGATCAGCGCGCTGGACATAGTTCTGATCTGTTGGTATGTTTTGGCAGCGCTAAACAGATAGATATTTGACCGGAGTTCTGACAATAATTCCCGGTCCTGCATGTTAAACCCAGGGGGCAGTTTTTCCCCTGACAGCGCGGTCCAGGTCGTGCCGAACCCCTCATAAACGCCCTGTTTCAGATAGTCTGCGATCTTAAAATACAACAGCGGGGGCAAACTTTCCTGGGTGACTTTACCCATGTAAATTTGCCGGAATAATTGCTGAATGTATTGATCACTGATCTGCAACATTAAACGCTGGATTTCCGCATTTTCATTTTGTACTGTTCAGTAAATGGCAGACATTTCATCTGCACATCTTCCGGGCTGATGTTTTCGACCTTTGAAACCGTTTCAATTCCGTAAACGCGGACCAGGTTTTTCCACTGTTTGACGGTCCTATTTTTGGCATTTGTTCCAAACGCCCTTTCGTAACTATCGCGTACCTCTGGGACGTTTGCATGTACGGCCAACGCCTTTTGGGCAATGACCACCCGTTCAAATGGCCTCAATAGTTTGTTAAAGATCCATTCAGCCAGTTTCAGGCGTGCTGTTTTCATGTGCTATGTGTTTTAGGAATAAAGGTGTTTCAGTCTGTTCTGGACCTTTTTTATTTCCTCCAGTTTGTCCGGATCTTCCAGGTCGTCATCTTCATCAGGTTCCGAGGCTTCAATTTCCCCGGTGGTTATGCCTGTGCGTTCCTCGAAATATTTTGCGTCCATCTTCAGCCCGGCGTTTTTCATCACCTGGGCGATTTCCGCGGTCACTTTATTGCTGGCATCTTCGCGCGCGCGGAACGCTTCACGTTCGGCGTCGTTTTTATATTCAAACCTGATCCCCTCTGGGATCTTGAATCCCAGTGCGCGCATTTTCGGCAACAGCTGGCCGTTTACCATTCGTTCAATGAACTTTCCATCTTTCACCTGTTTATCCCGAAGGGCTGCAGCTATGGGGTTATCATCCCCCTGGCCGGCTCCCAGCTTTCCAGGCGTGCTGTCAATGGCGTCCGAATGACCCAGGATCAGTTTGGAAACCTTTTTTTCGCAGCGCTGTTCCAGGCTTTCATAACTTTTGTACCCGGTTCCGCTGGTGCTGGTGTCCAAAAATTGGATTTCATCCATGGGGTCGATAATGGCATACCCGGCTGATCCCATGTTTTGAATGGCTGATTCCAGTTCCGCCCTTTCGCTTTCCTCTGTTTTGGTGGTTTTGCCCACCCTGTATGGCATGGCGAACAGTTCCACAAAATCCCCGTTGTATCCCAGCGTATTTCGCAGGAAAATTTCATACAGGCCGATTTTGTAAAACAGGCCATATCCACATGACCCCACACCGTTTTCGCTGGGGGTGGATACCCATATATGCCAGTCCTTATATGGTTCCTCTGCAAACTTTGCACCCGACAGACTGTAAATAAATTCAGCCACGTTCAGGCGGTCCGGGGATACGTTCCAGCGCCGGATCAGGCTGGTATTTTTGAACTGGTCGCCCTCTATGTCCCCTAGGGAAATAAGACTGTACCCAAAAAACAGGGCGTCCAGGGCGTAATTGATCACCAGGTCAAACCAGTCACCATTGAACAGATCTTTCAGGGTTTCAACGTCATTTCCTGCCTGATCTTTGAAACAAAAATCCCTTAATAGGGTCAGATCCTTTCGGCGGTCCATTAAACTGTAAACGTGACCGTTTAGGATCACGTCAATGAACATACGCTGCATCTTTACCCGGTGGGGATACCAGGCGTTTTCCGCCTCTGTGACCGCTTCCCGCCACATGGCGACGTCATGACGCAAACGCTGCAGCTGGACCGGGGCGATGTAGTTGGTCAGGTTCCTGGCCAGATCTGTCGATCCGCCGCCCTGACGTACAGCCACGCTGCCAGGGGCGCCAAAGGTCACCGGCTGGGTGTTTGCGTTGAATCCCGCGGCGTTCCTTATGGATGATATTCGATTTCGTTTGCCCATCAGTATGAATTAATGTTTTTAATTGGTCCGCCGTACCGTATCCGGGCGCCCTGTTTGGGCTGGATCAGGGGCAGCTTTGCGGTCATTTCCCCGCGGGCAAACGATCGCAGCATTTCGGTGGCATTGATGTATCTGTCCCGGCGAAGGTCAGGGATATTCCTGGGCGCGATCCGGCTGTGGACATGGTATAAACAGATGTCAATGACCGTCATCAGAACAGACTGGGTTCTGTTGTCGCCGGCGGTCCATTTCG